TTTCCATTTGCACGTGGTACATGTACTCATTCTTGGTTTCTCCAATATTCAACGTGGACCCAGAACTATAAACTGATCCAGTCATAGGCAAATTAAGGTCTAACAGAGCTTGTTGATACCACTGGCCAATTGCTTCGCAAGAGGGTCCAGCAGCGTAGAAAACAGGGCTGCTGGAGGTCAAGGTGCGGGCCAGTAGTTTTGAAATACCGAGGATTGGGGGGCCCAACCTGACGGTAGTGTGAGGATCCAAGGCCTGAATTAGCCTTGGCACTTTCGGGTCATTGCAAAGACAGTCGTCCATTAACAACTCTTTCTTAGAGAATGCAACAACAGAGGACTTAGAGTACCGGGCTGGCGTGTGCTGCAACTCTGCCAAAGCTTCCCTGTGCTTGGCAATCTTGGATGCAGGAAAGCGCGCTACCCAGTCTTCAAAGGCGACAGGCACAAACTTGCCGGCCAACCCTAGCCTTTCAACCATCTCCAGATAATCCCGCACCAGCCTTTCGCCATCTTGTTCCCGGATGGTTAAGGCAGGGTTGCAGGCGCGCTTAGCGACCGCTGCGACGTCATTGGCAGTAGCGGAGGCATGGGCATGGGGGAAAGCCCCGGTGAAAGATATTCCAGGGTTGTAAATTATTGGAGAGGCACGCACAACGTCCAACAAGTGCGCTTTGTAAGTAATAGGAAAGCAGGAAACAGACACTAATTTGTTTACTACTGTCAGGGGTAAGACCACAGGATCGAACGATCTGTTCGGAGGATAGGTTATCTCAAAACTAAGAGGCTCATAACGCGTTAGTGGTGGCAATTCTGTAGCCTGGACACTGACGTGGCGCAGCAAGCTCAAGGCTGGCCAGGGATTACGAGTGGATTGCTCGGCCACAGATTGGACACGGGTCGTGGGCATATCTTCCTGCACTGCTATGGACTGGAATCTGCGTTTCTTAGTCCCTAGCACCATCAATGGAGGTGCAAGTTTCAAAGTGGATTTGAGATACAACGAGATTAGGTTGGCATTTCTCTGAGCGTAACGGAACAAAGCAGGGCCAAGCCGAAAATATGTGACGATCACTTTGACCAACACCCATAATTCCTGCCAACCATAACCAAGCACAGCACAATTGTAAATGCTGTGCACAACAAAAGCAGCGTCTAATGGCAATTTGACCAAGAGAGCGTGGGCCACCAAACGGTATAAGCCAACAAAGTAGCTGTCACCGTAGGCATAAAATTCGTACAGCGGAATAGCTATTACGAATAGCCAATGATACTGCTTCAAAACCTCTTCCAAAAACACAGAGCCCAACATCATAACAGAGTGGTGCTCACGCAGCGCCCTAGCAGTAATGGGGTCGACCAATTGGGTGTGATATAAAGAAAGAGGCGTG